GCTATTATAGCTCCAATTGCTGCTATAACTGCTAATATAGGCCATACCGTTGCCCATATAACAGCAGCAAAAGACGCTCCTGTTAATGCGGCCGTCACAGCCACACTACTGTACCATAACATCACTGCGTTATAGGCAGCTTGTATTCCTGTTGCTATTTGAATTATAGTAACAATAGTTTTAAAGCCAGCAAAAACAGCTATTACACCGCCAACTATTCCTATAATTGATTGCATATTATCAGCAACAAAACGTGTTATTTTTTTTAATTTATCTAAAACTGTATTGTTTTTTTCGCCAGAAACTATACTGTTTATAAATGAATTTTTCATAGATTCAATAGTTTTCGATAATGTCGCTGAATTTACCCTAGCTTGTTCTTGAGCTTTATTAGTTTTACGAATCTGTTCTTCCCATTTTACATAGGTATCTAACTGGTCAAATATAACATTTCCAGCTGCTGAATTTTCTTTACCAAAAACTAAAGACATTGCAGCACCGTCTTTTTTTATTTTCGATAATTCTTTTAACCTTGCACCAAGAGAAATAGACCTATCCATTAATATTTTAGTACTTACTCCGTTTTTTTCTAAAGAATAACTTGCTCCTTTCGATGCCGTACTTGACGCATCCATGATTAATAATAAATTCTTTGCAGCTGTACCTATTTCAGACTGCATACTACCAGTGAATTTTTTACCTAACGTTTGAATCAAAGCAACAGATTCTGGCAAAGAAACATTTACACTATTTGCAACAGCTCCAAATTTAGATAACTGCTCTGTTGCTTTAGCTGTAGATACCGAACCTACTATCTCTCCAGCAGTAAGTCTATTTACTGTATCCATTGCTTTTTCTGAACCTAAATTGAATTGATTCATTGCACTTGTTAAACTTTCTAGTGCTGGTTCTAATTCCATCTTTGCTGCCTTACTTAAAACAATTCCTGCCTCCGAAATTTGACCTAATGATTTAGGGTCTGACAGATATTGTGACATTGCAGAGCCTATTATCTCAAAACTACCGGCCACATCAATTGCACTTTTACCTGTTGTTTTAGCTATACTTTCAATTTGAGCCTTAAATTTACTAGCTTTTTCGCCTGTTACAGCCTCTAAACTAGCTAAAGCATCTTCGTAATCCATTACGGCTTTTCCTGCTATTAAAAAACCAGCAGAAACACCACCACCTATAGCAATTTGCGAAATACTATCTAAACTATTAAACATTCCATTTACTTTGGAATTAACCCTTTGAACAGCACTTGTTGTAGTTTTACTAAATCCATTAACTCCGCTAGTCATTTTCTGCACCACACTACTAAATTTGTCTATTGCAGTAAATTCAGTAGGTATTCTCATTGTACTTGCCATACTTTTTAATTTAAAAAAGCCGTTAATAACATTTAATCATTAACGGCTTTTATTACATTTCCATACTTTTTGCTATTTGTTTTGCTTCTTCGTACCAATAACCGATACCATGGTAGTCAAAGTCATCACAATATAAGTCATCTATTATTTTTGGTGACCACTTGAAATATCTTACTATTGATTTGATACAATTTTCTAAAGAATTTCCAATTAGCCACCTTACATAAAAACTGGCGTTAATTCTTGAATAAATGCGTAGTCTTTTTTGCTTAAATTATCTAATTCACTAATAGAAGCAACTCCGATAATGTGCGCTATCAAAACCAAAGAATATCTAACACTATCTGTTTTTAAATCAATTCCTTTTGCAAGTGTAGCCGTAGCTGTAGGTTTTACCCTTGTTTTTAATGTCAATTTAGTTACTTTGAAATCTATTGAATCAGGATTTAAAGGCTGAATTAAAGTGTAAACAGGAGTTAAATCAGATTCAAAAAGCAACCTACCATTCATAACAGCATCTAATGTTTTTGGGTACTGATCCTTTACATTAAATTCGCCATCGACAAAATTTGATAAATATTCTTGAATTTCTTTTATAGCAATTTCTTCGCTAATAACTTCTTTTGAGTCTTTCATTTTTTTATTTTTTTTGTTTGTAGAAAAACAAACCCTTAATTATAAGGGTTGGTTTGTTTTTTTATAATCGCTCTAATTTACCGCTTCCGCCAACTTTTAAAGTCATTTGAGCAGTATTAGTACTCGGCTGTAAATCGCCAACTGGAGACCCTTTCATTTTCCAAGTAACCCCAGAAATATGCGAAATAGTCCAAACTCCTTCGTCTGGATGTTCCGCCATTTTGCTTAATGAATTTTGCTCGTAACCAGTAGCTAAATCAATTGCAATAGGTCCTTCAATCATTGGACGTACTCTGTTTTTTTGCCAAATAGCCTGACCATTTCCTGTGATTTGATTTGCATCGTCATTTACTCTAATACCTCCTTCGTCAATAGTAAAGTCTTCGTTTGACTTTGCAGCATATCTGAACTCTCCTAATGTATGTTGGCATACTATCTCTAATATATCGCCTCCTAAATATTTTGCCATTTTTTTATATTTTTAAAAATTAAAATCCAGCTACAGCATCAGTACTCTCAATTCTAGCAATACCAGTTCTTTTATAAGGAAAAGAAGTTTCAAATCTATCTGGATTTATAGTTGAAATTTGAACTAATAAACCATCTTTTGAAAATTGCGGATCATTAATCAAAGCTCTTTCTCCTAAATCCTCAAAATAATCAAAACACGTCGCTTTCCATTCTTTTGGTTTAATTGCGCCAGAAACATTAGTAACTTGGTTATCCATTATTAAAACTTTGTCTTTTAATCGGATATTTTCCAATGTACGGTAGCCATCGCAAACATTCCAATCCAAATTCAAGTTACGGCAATAAGCGTATTGTAAAGGAACTTCGCCTGATGGGTGGTATGTAGTAACCAAATCCATTATTTTGTACGCCCCATTCTCTAAAATAACTGTAGAACACCCTTTTTTAACTAAGAAGTCTCTATTGTTATAATAGCTCATATCCGCAATTAATCCATTTAAAGGAGTTGGCATGTCAGGATATGATTTGTTATTCACGTCCAAATGCGGTGTGTCTTGCATTATTCTTGAAAACAAAGAAACAACATTAGCTCTGCTTCGTAATTAAACCCTAAAGAATTAGGCGCTGGACAAAGTACATTTGTAACTTGATTTACTCTACCAGAATCATTAGTTATTCCAGCTAAAACATCTTTGTCAGATTCATTTGAACCAAAAAAGGCCATAAAAGGTTTAAAAATCAAACCATTAAAACGTCCAGTCGGTGCATCAGGGTCAGGAACTCCATTAAATTGCTCAAATTCTGCCAATTTAGACACACCATAAGTATTAATTACGGTTGTGTACCATGTATCACCAAATAAAGCAAATGAATCTGCTAAATCTACTGTTCCACTTCCTGAGGTAGAATCTGTTTGAGAATAAGAAACACCAGCAGAATTTGATCCAAAGTCAATTAAAAGATTAATATCATCGCTTGTAGCTCCTTTCCATTTTGCGGTGGCAGTCATAACACCAGCAGTATTTGCTGCTGTCAGTGGAGAGCCTAAAACGCCATTAATAGCGTCTTTTATTTTCCCTGCAATAACAGTAGGAGTATCTCCAACAACAACACTAAATGAATAATTTTGAAAATCTACCCCATCTCTACCGTTTATAACCACAGTATGAGTTGCGTTACTTGTGGCAGTTCCAACAACAGTCCATTCTCTTGTTGAAGCCGTTGCTGCAACATCTGAAACTTGTGGAAATACTACCGTTGGAATACCTCCTACACCATCTGAATTAACAGGGCGTAAAATACGCATTACCGAATGAATTGGGGAACCAAAACCAAACAATTCTCCTGCTTCTTTTGCACTTGTAACCTCAACTGGAGTTGTTGTAAGTCCTGATTGATTTGCAGTATTAGCCTCGCCAAATACTGCAATAATTTGCGGTAAATTTTGAGTGTCATTATTAAAAAACCCTTTTCTGATTTTATAGCCTGACACCCTAGAACGTCTTTCAGTCCCTACCGCTGTTGAAATTGTACCCATATTTTTTTATGTGTTAAAAATTAATTTATACCCTTTTTCTGTTAAACCTAATTTAACAGTAGTATCGTTTCCTGTAAACTCTAAAATGTCATTTGAATTTTGAAACTCACTAGCACGAACTGAAAATACTAATCGAGACATTCTAGCCATAGCACCATCTTCTTTAAAACTATCATCAAACGAAATACTATTCAAATAAGTACCACCAACTAATCCAGGCGAAAAACCTAATGTTTTGTATTTTGTTGAGGATAAAATATATCTAATCCAACCTGTTATTTTTTGAAGTTTCAACATTACATTTGTATTTGCTGATTCGTCAACAGAATCAACTCCAAATGTATAAACATCAATATTAAACGTGTGCGTTCCTTGACTTTCAAATTCATTTTGATTATCATAACCAACATTATTTAAAGAAACGTTAACTACTACATCTTCACTATCTGAAATTGGTATCATTCGTTCGATAAAAATACCTAAATCAATATCATAATTTTGTAGTGTTTTTTGATTCTCTAATTCTAAAAGCAGAATAGCTCCGACTTCTTTTGTCAAGATTTCGAAGCTTTGATCTGCAATTATTTCTGTTATTTTAGCACTCATTGTTAGTCTTTGTAGTCATTTAAAATACATACTATTAATCCTAATGTTTCATCAGGAAAATGCTCTCTAATTACATATTTTTTAATAATTCCTGTACTATCTGGATATGAAACTATGTGTTTTAATAAAGAAACCTCTCCTTTGGCATTTCTTAACGGATAGGATTTAGATATTAATATGTTTTCATCAATACAAATGTGAACATTTTTAGAATTAACAGGCAAACCATCGCTGTCAAAATTAATAAAATGTTTTGTGGCAAATCCAGTTAACGAAATCGTTCTGTCTAAAGTTGGAGTTGTAATAGTGATTGATTCCTCAAAACCTCCATTAGTTACAAAAAACTTGGCATCACGTCTCGCTAACTGCATTAAATTACCACTCATTCTAAATTATCGTTTAGGTTTAACTTGTTTTGCATCAACAACATCAATATCCTTCACTGATTTTACCTCTTTCACTTCTTCAACAAGCTCAATAAAACCTGTGTTAATAAGACCAGAAGCAGGAGTTGTTAATTGACTTTCATCTACAATTTCGCCAAATTTTGCTACGTGATTTCCTTTACATAAATGACCAATCACTTTTACTTTATACTTTGCCATATCAATAAAATTAAGCTAGTACTTGCATTGTGTATATCTTGTCAATTGTAAAAGGAATAGCTAGCGGAGCCGATGTTAATTCAATCGTACTTGAAAGCGTTTTTTCATCGCTATATGGTCTAATTAAATATTCAGCCTCAACAACAGCAGGAACTCTTGACATAACCCCACCAATATTCATATCTTGAAAAGATGGTAGTCCTCCGAAAACAGTTTTCCCTTGAAAATCATCTGGTAAAACTACAACGGTATTTGATGCCAAATAATATTGAGTTGCACCATTTGAATCGGTATATTTTTCATTATATGTCCAAAGATTTACAACAAAATCACCAGCAGCTACTTGTCCGTGAAAAGCCATACCAGTTGCCTCAGTAAATTGTGGCATATCTAATTTTATTCTTTCAATTACTCTAAATGCTCCTTGCTCTTTTACTTGAGTTGTTGCCATAAAAGCATTCAATCCAGCTGTTCTCATAACAACATTTATAGCAGTACCGTTAGATTGACCAACATCACGTAAAAACGTCATCGCCAAAGCTAAATCGTCCATAGGTTTTGCAGTTGAAACACTCCAATAATCACCAGCGGTACCTACATTAACCATTGAAGCAGCTTTACGCTTATAATCAATAGAATCACCATTAGTCAATGTAACTATTCCTGTTTGCAAAACATCGGCTTGTTGTTTACGAATTGCTCGCTCTATTTTCTTTCTGTTTTTTTCAACATTTTTAACGGCATTTTGAGCAATTATTTTATTTACTTGAGAATTTTCCATCCCAACACCTAATGCAATTGTGTTCATGTAAACTTGATCTCTTTGGAAGTCGTAATCTTCCTTGAAAAAAGGCGGAATATATTTATTTTCCGTTAATCTTGAAAATTTGTTTTTGTTTCCTTCTGTGAAACGTACAACATCAACAGCGATTAAATCATTGTCTCTTTGTACCTCAATATCAACCTCTAAAGTTGGTGTTGTTTCGCTTGGGAAAAAACCACTAAATCCAGCACGAACTGGAATAGATTCTTCAAATTTTCCTACAATCTTTTTTGTGATTGCATTACTGTGTTCAATTAATGAAATAGCCATAATTAATTATTAAATTTAGTCATTTCAGTCACGTTATTTAAAACGAAACCTAATGCGGTTAATACATCTTTCAACGCCTTAGAACCAACCATTGAATCTAAAGTAACTCCGTTTGGCAAAAGCAACAATGAAGCATCAATATCTCCTGATAAAGCATAATGAGCTTTTAAACTAGCCGAATTTGCCATAGTGTTAACTCCTTCGATTTTCAAAATACCAATTACATTTGCCAAAGTAGCTGGTGTAGCAGGGCTAAAACCTTCGTCAACTCCAGAAGTACCTCCAACTATTGTAAATGTAGGACTTGTTCCAGTACCAGTTGCAGATAAATCAGTTTTATTTCCAACAGTAGAAGCTGTAAATACAACAGTATCTAAACTAGCTCCAACAACTGCACCTGTAGCATAAGCAGTTAATGCTCCTGAATAAGACCCTGTTGCTGTTCCTGCTCCAGTAGTAGCTCCAACTGCCAAATTTGCAAATGCAGCAGCCAACTGAGATGCAGTAGTCGCACCTGTAGAAGTGTAAGTAAGACCTGCGACAGTCATTGTTTGTCCTGTTGTTAAAGCAACAAATTTAGCTGTTGCCGTTTCAAAAGTTCCTGAATTTCTTACTACCAATATACCATCTTGAGCATCTAATGATTCTCCAATGTTATTAATAAAAACACCTGTTTGGTATCTATTACCAAATGTGAATATATTTTGTGCAGAATAATCAACCGTAGATTGATTTCGAGTAGCACCCCTTTGTGTTGCGTAAATACCCATTTATTTATAATTTAAAGTTCATAGCTGATTCTATCTCTTTTTCTTTTACAGTAGATTCTGTAGCAATAACCGACGGTGTTTCAGCAGTTATTAATGGGGCAGATCCATCTGATTTTAAATTTGCAAGCATAGTTGAAGCATTCATTTTTACCATAAAAGCCTCCCTTTGTGATGGCGAAATTTCAGCCCCAGAATTAATAGCCTCAACAACTGCTTTTTGGTCCGCATCAACGTAAACCAATAGCGATTTCACTCGCTCTCTTTCAGCAATTATACCCTCAGATATAATTCCAGAATATAAATCTGGATGCGCTTGTTTAATCTCCTCTTTTGTCATTTTTTTTGTGGAATTAGTTAAACTTAAATTTGAATTATTATTTTTATTTGATTCTAGTAATACCATATCGACGACCTCGTTAAAAGTTGATATTCCATCTATAAAAGTGCCTATACAGTCTTTTGCAAATGAATCATGGCCATCACTAAAATCAGTTCCTTTTAAAATTGGTCTATTCGATTCAATCATTGCTAAAAAATACTCATTAACAGGATTCAACAAATCATCAACTAAATATGTATAATTACCATTATTTAATGCTTCTTCAAAACCTATATTTTTTTTAATTGACTTGGTAGCATATAGCCTAATTTCTATTTCTCCCTCAATATTTTCTTTATTAGCTTTTACACCTTCAAATTGAATCATTGTACCGCAACTACCAACTATTGACATTTCACTAATTGCGAATATCTTTTGTGTTGCGCTTAATATACCGTATGCCGCACTAGCTGCCATACCGCCTTTTTTAATTAATCCATAAACTGGCTTATTCTTTTTAACCTCGTTTATTGCATCAACCATTATTTCAACAGCAGCAGAAGAACCACCACCAGAATTAGTATGAATGATAAATCCTTTTACTCTATTATCATCTGAAAGACTTAACATATTGTCAGATAATTCAGTCATTCCATAGCTAGACATCCCACCGCCGACTGTTATTGGCCCATCTAAATCTATTATCGCTATTCCATTTTGAACATTATTATTAGATTCAAATTCTGAGTCAGTCATCATCGAATATGATTTTAAATCTAAAACAGATATTGAATTATACTTCTTTTCTGGAATTTCTAACTTTTGACCTGATTTAGAATTACTTAAAATCTGCAACATTGCTGGCAAAGTTTTAGCATCTACACTCCATGGGTTAAGTCCGTAAATCTCTTTTGCTAATCCGTAATTCATATACAAATAATTTATTTTCTTTACAAATATATTATTTTTTTTTAATAAAAATCAAAATAAAAAAAAGGCGCTGTAAAAACAACACCTTTTTTAACATCAATAACAAAAACTATATGAAATTTTACAAATTACAATATTACGAAACTTTTGGTAATAATTGTGTAATTGTATTAATTTTTTTTCCGTAGTACCAAACAATGAAAATTACCACAAGAAATAAAAATAAAAAAGCGATTCCAAAAACACCTAATATAATCATTGTATTATCTGTTTTTTTATACTTACTTTCTTCATCAATTTCTTTGTTTAATTTAGTTTTATTTGATAAAGTGTCTTTTTTTTGCTCTCTGATAATTTCTTTTTCATGAATTATTTTGGTATTAAAATATTCTTTAACCTCTCCTTTTGAATTAACAAATCTTATTGGTTTTGTTAAATCTGCTGGCTCTAAAGTATATTTATCAGAATCAATCCATCTATTCAAATTGGTGCCTGAATTTGTTTCCGATATAGAATCTGTTGCTATTTTTTTGCTTTGCTTTAATTTTTCAATTGAACCGCATGAAAATAAATTAAAACAAACTATTAGTATAATTATTTTTTTCATTATTTGTGATATTTCGATTTAGGAATTACTAACGATTTTAAAAAATCCCTATCAAAATTCCTATTCCGATAACTCCTACCCATTTTAACATTCGATAAAATCGATTTAATTCTCGTTGCGTTTCCATTTTTTTTAGCTTAAAATTGAATACTTAATTTCTGCTCTTTCTAGTTTTTTATCGTAGTTATTTACTCGATAATTTGCGCCATTATATCTAAAAGCTACACTTTTCCAGTCTTTAACCAAAATAGCGTGGTAAATAAATTTATCTGTTTGTAAGAATTTCAAACCTAGCCAAACTTGGTTTCGTTCGCTTTTCTTGGCAAAATCAACCATCTCTCCAACTGAGTTAAATCCTAGTCTTTTCCAATGAAAACCCATAACTTGCATCGAACCCCAAGAGGTACTTTCCATTGCTTTTTCAGGATTTTTAGTAAAGGCGTCATTAAACGCTTGCCATTCTTTGCTCTGCACATCTACTTTATTTACTGACCATGAACCAGTAACCAATTTAGATAGCCTTTTAAACCAACTCGGCTCAAACTGTATCTTAATTTTTCCAGTTCCTTTATCGAATCCTTGACCTGCACTTTCTACTTCAATAATAGCCTGTATAGACGGTATT